ATGGGATCAATCCTCGCCAGGCGCCGGGCCAACGGCGCGACATCTTACACGGCGACCATTCGGCTCAAGGCTGAGGGAAAGCTCGTGCACCGGGAGTCCGAGACGTTCCCCTCCAAGGCGCTGGCGAAAGAATGGATGACCCGCCGTGAAGCAGAGCTGGCCGGCCAGCGCGCCCGCGGCGAGACCGTAGGGACGCGCATGACCGTAGCGCAGATGATCACCTGGTACGCCAGCCAGATGGCCGAGGACAACCCTTGGGGTCGCTCAAAGAGCGCCGATCTAGCCCGAATCGGCGAAGGCGCACTGGCGGACAAGCGGGTGGACCGCCTTACACATGCCGACTTCATCGCCTATACCCAGGGACGGCGCAAGGAAGGCGCAGGGCCGGCGACAGCCGCCAACGACCTCATCTGGCTGCGTCAGGTGTTCCGCGCCGCCAGGGTTGCCCTCCGCGTGCCAGTACCGGTGCAGGAACTGGACGATGCTGCCGAGTATCTGCGCCAGCAGCGGATCATCGGGAAGCCCAAGCAACGAGATCGACGCCCATCCGCCTCCGAGCTGCAGATGCTCGATGAGAAATTCTGCCACCGGGATGTGCGTGCGGAGATTCCGATGCGGGACATCATCTGGTTCGCCATTCACAGCGCACGCCGGCAGGAGGAAATCACCCGCCTCCGCTGGGAGGATCTGAATGTAGCTACTGCCACATGCCTCCTACGCGACGCGAAGCACCCCACGCGAAAGCTCGGAAATCACAAGACGTTCAAGCTGACCCCGGCTGCACTCGAGATCATCCAGCGCCAACCGCGCGTGCAGCATGATGACGGCAGCGAAGATCCGTTGATCTTCCCCTACAACCCCAAGTCCATCGGCTCAGTTTTCACCAGGGCCTGCCAGGTCCTCGGAATTCGGGACCTCCATTTCCACGACCTGCGTCATGAAGCCACGAGCCGGCTGTTCGAAGCTGGCTACAGCATTCACGAGGTTGCCCTTTTTACGCTGCATGAAAGCTGGGCGACCTTGAAGCGATACACGAACCTGCGACCGGAGAATCTGCAACATCGATGAGCCCGAGCGTGGTTATGCCGCCTCATCAGGAGTCCAGCGCGCGGCCATGCTCCCAATGCACATGATCGAAAGCGTGCGGGCCAGACAATACGCCAATGCTCTGTTGCCGCCGAATGCTGCGCGCGTGAGCGCTTCAATTTAGAACCTAGGATGCCTAGTCTCCGGCCTCCTCGAACCGCGCGGCCCGGACCAGAAAAGCGCCGGCCTGCATCCTGAGCCGGCTTGCGGCTGCGCGGGTGCGAGCACGCCGGCGCCAATCCCCACCACAATGCTGCTCCAGCTGCCGGGCCTGCCCGTCCAGTTCCGCCGCCTTGGCGCGCGCCCAGGCCGATTTCGTCGGGTACCACGTCTTCGTTGGTGCCTTCATGGTCGTCATTCTCGTCCGCCCCCATCGCACTACCTGCGATGCACGCTACGGTCTGTCGGTCGCACCGCTGCCGTTCAGGTGCCAGTTGCGCCTGCCACCACGCCGGCGCCGCAGTTCCCTCGAGTACGCTGCGGCCTTCTCCTCCGGTGACCGCGAATCCCCCCGATAGGACATCGGATCGCTGGGGGCCGCGGAGAGCATCGCCGCGGACAGCGCGCCGCCAGCGGCCCCCTGACCGCTCCAACTGCGCCCGTAGTTGTTCTTCATGCGGGCCGCCTCAGCCATGGCGCCGGCTTCACGGCGGAGCCGCTCCTGGTGGCGGTGAACCCAGGCGCTGCATCCGGCCACGCCACTTTCGTAGCTACGGCAATCCCGGAACACCCCTAGCTGGCCCTCAATCCGCGTCCGGTGGCGGTCAAGCCACGCGTACCAGCCGCCGTCGTTGATGCGCTCCAGCAGGACACAAACCACGATGCCGTCGAACGCCACATCCGTCAGGGCCGTGCCGTATTGCCAGGCCACCTGCCATTCAAATCCGTCGGGGAGGTTGTCGTACATGGCCGGAAGTCTAGGACTGGCACACGCAGATCCTGAGACGCCTACGCGGCGATCCGATGTTCGTAGTACGGGTGCCGCTTGTCATCGAAGATGGCGTACAGGGCCTGCAGGTTGGCAGGGTCCGGGTTGAGCCAGGCGTCGATGTGCTCGGGCTTGATGTTGATGATCGTCCGGTCATGGCCGGCCGCGGCGACCTCCGGCTCCGGGTCGTCGGTGACCGCGGCGAAGCTCAGGAGATCGGGCTCCTGCCCCTTCGGGTCCGTCCAGTGGGACCACAGGCAAGCGATCAGCATCTGCTCCCCGGTCCTGGGGACGAACTCGAGCACGCGGTTCTCTCCGTCGACCTCGACGTGCTCGTAGAAGCGGTCGGCCAGGATGAGACCGTGGGTCCGGCCGAAGGCAGGCGCCCAGAACTTCTCCAGGCTGTCCCGACGGGCGTTGTAGGTGCCCGGGAACTTGGTGTCGTAGAAGGCAGGCTTACCCGCGAGCCGGCATTGGTAACGCATGGGCTTGACCACCAGCCGGCCGCCCTCGCTCACCAGGACCGGGCAGTAGTAGCCCGGGAACATCCGCGAGTCCTTGGCTTCAGGCCGCACGCGCTTCAGGTCGGCGATCCGCCCCTTGATCTGCTCGATCTTGTTGCCGGCGATGCGCTTCTCGTTCTCCGCGGTCTTGGTCGGCTTGGTGGCCAGCTTCCGCTCGGCGTCGGCCAGGCGCTTGGCCTGGCGGAACAGCTCGGTCTCAAGCTGTGCGACGTCCTCGGCGTCCCATTGGCGAATCTCCTGCGCTATCCCAGCCACGTCGGGGTCGTCCGAGGCCAGGAACGACAGGTCCAGCGCCCGCGGCGTCTTGGGCCGGCGCTCCTTCCCCTCGTCGCGCAACCACATCTTGGCGAACGCCTTCTTGTCCAGCACGGCACCGAACTGGCGAACAAACTTTGTGAATGCCGCTTCGATCTGGGCTGAGTAGCACATGGGAGCCTCCGGTGTTGACCGGAGGATAACGCCACCGCCGTAGGATCGATGCCATGACCCACCTGACCCGTTCACAGCTCGATGAGCTGCTCCAAGGCCTTCGCGACCAGGCTGCCCGAATTGCCCGGGAACTGCCCGCGGCGGACCTGGCAGATGCTATCGCCGGCGAGGCCGAGGCCTTGGAGCATCGGGTAGCGCCGAACGACTCCGACCACTTCCACAGCGAGGTCGCGGCGATCATGCTGGCGTTCGGGGCCGTGGAGCAGGAGGTGGATCATGAATAGCCAGCGGGCCGACTACGACCTGGCCTTCAACGAGCTGCAGCATGCGGTGTCCGAGCATGGCCCCGGCCCAGAGCTGGATGCAGTCCTGGGAGCGATCGAGGACCGCCTCATCGGGCGGTACCCGGAGGACGAGCATGCAATCCACGAGCTGATTGCATCGTGGCTCGTGACGCTGCGCGTCCAGACCAGCCTACAGGGATTCATCTAGGCGCCAGCTGCCCCCGCGTCCTTGCGGGAGCCCGGCGGTGGTTGGCCTGGACTATCAGTCGGCGCGCTGGTGCTGACGCAGAAATGATGGCGCCTCAATCCCGCTGGCGCCGTAGGAAAATGCCCATCAGACAGCTAGGAACAGGCCCCTGCCTGTGGCCATGCGCCTCGAATCCCGACTGCTGCGGGATCGTCTCCTGCTTGGCGATGCTGTGCGTTGTAATGGTCGCGCCCTGATCGCTTCCGGCGATGTACATCCGTTCACCCACGTTGAGCTTGACCACTCGTCGCACGCCTACGCTTTCGAGACTGACCCCCGGCGGATCAGTCGGCTCACTACCCTATTGTGGGTAGGTGAGCACCTACTCCAGTGACTCGATGGACTGATACTGCGTGCGTGATAGCGGCGGGGTCTGGCCTGGGTCGGTAACGGTGTGGTCCTGCAGCGATACGCTGATGACGCGCGTCCTGTAGTTCCGCGATGTCATGCTGGCGGCATCCGTCGCCATGACCGAACCGTCGATAGCCCACTGGATCGTGCTCGGACCATCATTCACATTGACGACGCTTGCATTACCGATCAGCGTGCGGCGCGTAAGCTCGACCCATCCCTGCCCCGCGTACTGCCGCTCAAGAGCTACCACCGCCGCAGTCTGGCCGCCGCCGAGCGTGATCTTGCTGGCGAAGCCGTTGTATACCTGCATGGCGTCATAGGCGAAGCGCCCCTGCACGGCCACAACCTTGCCAGTGCTAGCGTTCATGCCCGTCTCGACCGTCGCAGAAGACGACACCGTTGTGTTGCTGTTGAAGAAGCGCAAGACGCCCTGCAGCACCTGTCCGGCGAAGTACGCTGTTCCGTTGACGTCGATCCAGAAAACGGCATTAGCTTTGTTTGCGGCGCCCGCCCCGACGTTCGGTCCAGCGTAGAACATGAGGTCTCCGGAAGCGCCAAATCCGTTCCCCATGATGACCTGCGTGCTAGCACTCCAGCTTCGGAGGTAGCCGTTCTGCCACTCCATACCGTTACTCGCGCCCGCCGGCGACATGACCCGGAATACATGGGCCATCACGTTGAACTCGGCGATGATGCCGTTGTTGATCGACTGCACGCCGCTGATGACGTTGCCGGCGGTCAGGTACACGCCCCAGGTGGCTTTGGCCTGGGTGATGCCCAGCTCGTTCACGGACACGCGCGCGTCCAGCGCGGTGGTGGCGTTGGCGTTGGTGGTGACCTTGCCATCGAGCGTGGTGATGGACGACTGCACGCTCACCAGCTGTTGGCTGTGCGACGTGAGCGTGTTGCCCTGGCTGGTCTGGGTCGTCTGCAAGTTGCTGATCGCCGTGCCCTGCGCGGACTGCGTGCCCTCGACGTTGCCGACGCGGCCGGTGAGCACGGTGACCCGCTGGGCCTCCGCCGTTACCTTGCCGTCCACCTCCTCCACGCGGGTGTTGGTCTGCACCAGAGCCGCCGCAGTGGCCCCGGCCAACACGCCGGCATCTTTCGCCAGGTTCCGGTTGTTTGCGTCGATGGCATTGAGGACAGCTTGCTCCGCCTCGTACGCATCGCGCCACAGGTCGCGCCACTTCTGCCCAGCTTTGGCCGTCAAACTTCCGCGCAGACGGATGCCGAGGTAAAGCCGGCCACGCAGTACCGAGGCGACCGCAAGCTGGCCGATCACGTCAATGCCAACGCCGGCAACGCCGCGCATCGGAATGCTCGGCAGCAGGCGGCCGGCGGCCACGAACTGCATGCCGGCGCTGCCCTGGAGGCGCAGGGCCGGCGACAGGATGCCGAGCAGGTCGATGCCGAACAGTGTCGCACCGCGCAGGTTCACGGTGCCCGACAGCGCGCCAGCGACGCCGATGGACAGGACCGTGCGACCGATGGTTCCGGCCTGAGTCAGCGAGCCGGCCAAGGCGAACGAGAGCCAGGTCTGGCCAACCATTGGCACCACCGGCAGTGCCGCGCCGCCGGTATCGACACCCATCGACGTGGAGCCGGCTACGTCGAAGTAGCGCGGGCCGTTGGCGCCGAGCGCCCGCACGCTGCCGCCCGGCAGGCGACGGCGCGCACCGTTGGGCAGGATGCGGAATACGGTCATTCGGTTGGCGCCTCGCTCTCAGCGTGCAGGTCGGCGACGTACTGCTTGATCAGCAGCACGACTTCGAGGCCGGTGATCGTCTTTCCGTTCACGTCGAAGCTGCGCGCGGCGAAATCGCCGACCAGTTCACCGACCACACCCGCCGGGTCCATGCGCACGAACTCGTCGTCGTGGTACTCCAGCGTCTGCAGCTCCAGAGACACAGAGCCGGCGGCCTGATCAACCGGGTTAGCCCGGATGCGGATGTCAGCGGCGTATACCTCTCGGCGGATAGTTACGTTCGATTTTTCTTCGATGATGATTGCCACGATTTTTCCTTATGCAGCATTGTCAGGGAAGCTACGACCTTGGCCCCATATGATCCTTATCGCACCGCCTTGCGGCGATGTGCTACCGCTTGAATACACAGCGTTACCGCCAGCACCGTACCGTGCCCCAGCATTTACTCCATTACCGTAAAGCTGTATGCCAACGCCCCTGCCAGCCAAGCCGGCAGAAGTATATGTTGCGGCACTGCCGCCCAACGCCACTTCTGCAAGCGACGGCGGCCTTACACCAATGCCACCGTCAAAGCCTGCTGTTGCTGGTGGAGCTGTTGTAGCGATACCGCCTGCACCTGGGCCCGAGCTAGTACCACTACTGCCAGCTGCGGCCTTCAAGCCGAAAATCATTGTTCCTTGGGCGCCAATTTCATAGCTGTATTCCGCACCGGGGGTTACGGTTATGTCGTTGGCATAAACCAACGCCCCGCCGCCACCTGAGCCACGATTTGTCGATGAGTATTGGATACCGAACCCACCTTGCCCAACCAATACAGCCGAAACACGCCTAACGTTTTGCGGACATACCCATATGCCCGCAGACAAAAGGATTGTTTCTCCTATTGGGTGAGGTATTCCACGACTAGAAATAACCCCAACGTTGAACATCATGCACTCCCGAAATCGCCGAATAGCAACCACTCGTTGAGCCCGGTGCGCTTCAACCCCCACGGAGCGTTTTGACCGTCCGTCGTCGCGGTGCGATTGGAACGCTTGCGCAGCGTGACGCCAGAGCCGGCCACGAACGTCACCGCGCCGGCGCCCCACTGTGCACCCTCCAACTGGATGTCGTCGGGCCACGCCACCGACGACTGCGGCGGGATCGTAATCGTCTGCGCGGTGGCGTTGTTGCAGCGGTTGAAGCGGTTCATGTTCGACAGCCCGAGCGTGGCTGCGGAGCCCGTAATCTCCACCGAAGCCGCACCGCCGCTTTCGAGCGTGAGCTGACCGCCAGCCAGCGACAGCCGCATGCCACTGCCCTGGACTACCTTGCCGAGCACATAGGCTGCGATCTTCGCCGCTGACACGCGCCACCAGCTGTTCGGCGTCGTTGGCGGCGCGCCGTCCGGACGCTCGATTTCGAACATGTCGGTGTCAGCCAGAGCCGTCACCTCGGTCATGCTGCCGATGCTGTATGCGGTCTCGTCAGCCATGCGTCACCTCCAAAGCTTCAGGCACGGGAACTGCCCCGCGAGGACCGTCATGGGCTCGTCCACCGCATGCTTAGCACCATCCAGCGTGTAGCCGGAGATCACGACATCGCGCTCCACGGCGGGAAATTCGATGCGCTCGGCATCACCGGTGACGGTTACGCGTGCGACGGCGCTCCCGTTTTTGTCGTGCAATACGACCTCCATGGCTCACCTCAAACCGGCGCAGCAGTGGACACGGCACCGGTCATGTCGCCGGCCTTGAAGCGGAGCTCCTGGCCGACAGCCACGGTCACCGGGTTTGCGAGCTTGCCGCGCAGCAGCACCTTGCCGGCGCCGGTCGCGCCATTTCCGATGGTGAAGTGCGTCAGCACCGCGCCGGCAGCGCCGGTCACCTCGGGGAACTCGATGGCGAGCCCGTTCTGGAAATCGGCGACGGCCACCGTCCAGTCCGCCGTGGCCACCTGCTGGCGCGCGTAGCCCGTGTACGCAGCTTCGCTCGTCGCCTGGGTGCCAGCGGCACCGGTGTCCCCAGTGTGCAGCGCGATGTAGGTAGGGCCGAATGCGCCGGTCTTGAACACGCCGGTCAGCAGGTCGTTTGCGAAAGCGTTGGATGCGCTCATTGTGTTCCTCAGGTCAAGTTGGTGTTGCCGCTGGTGTCGTCCCAGCGGGTTGGGGAGGTGAGGGTGTCCATGTAGGCGGCGAGGCGGTCCAGCGCCTCGTTGTAAGCCGCCTTCTCGTCCACCACTTCTGACAAGTCGGCTTGCGCGTTTATGCCCTCGCGCCTGTCCATCAGCGCGGCGAAGTCGATGCGCAGCTGAGGCTTCTCCACGGGCGAGATGATCTCGTCGTCATCGATGGCGTCGATTCGGGCGCGCTCGGCCGCAACGGCCGCTTCCCTGGCTGCGCGCTCCGCGTCGATCTGCTGCTGCCGCTCCTGCGCCTCGGCCGCGATCTGGTTGGCGCGGTCCAGCGCCTCCTTCGCGTCGCCCTCCATCCGGAGGCGGTTGGCTTCATCGATTTGGCGCTGCAGCTCCTCCAGATCCTCATCCGATGCGATGACCTTGGGCGCGGCCTCTACCGTGGCGCCAATGCCGAGTACCCCACGCACCGATGGCGTGACGGAGAACCACTTCGCCTCCGTCTCGGCGTTGCTGTACAGGTAGCGCGCCACGTCCACCTGCGCCAGCTCGGTGAAAGGCCCGTCCTTGGACCCACCGACCCCCACTACGTACACGGCGCCCGACAGCGGCACCGGAGCCCACTCCAGCAGGACGCCATCCACTACGGGCGTCGCTGTCAGGTCGGACAGCACCGGCGGCTGCGGCGGCGCGTAGACCTGCACCAGCCAGGGAGCAAAGCGCGCAGCCGGCGGCGTCTGGGCGGGGAGTGCTCCCGCGCCCAGGTCGATCAGAGTTACGAGTCGCACGGACTACCTCGCGTTCAGTGATGCGTTGAGGGATTCGCGCTTCTGCACCGACACGCCGCCCTGCGTTACCGCCACCAGCTTCTGCAGCAGCTCCTTCTGCTCGCGGAGAATCTGGCTCTGCTCCTCCAGCTTCGCGTTGGTCTGCTGCTGCGCCTCCTTGCTCCCGGCGGCGACCTCGAAGATGGCTTTACCGAAGTGCTCCGGTAGCGCCTCGATGGCATCGGCCAGCTGCCCCATTGAGGTTCCATCCTCCAGGTTCAGGTCGCCGATCTTCATGCCGTCGATCATCGAGGTGACGCGGCCGTACAGGTCGTTGTAGTCCTTGCCGCTGGCGTACAGGTTCCGACCGAAGCCGAGCGCCGCCTGTGCCGCCTGCTGGGCCGCCTGGCTGTCACCCTTGGCCGTGGCGTCGGCCAGGGCCTGCATTGCCTCGGATAGCTTCTCCTGGTCCGTCAGCGGCGATAGATCACTGATCGACAAGCCGTACTTGATGTTTTTCTTGTCGGCCTCGATCTGAGCCTGGAGCTTGCCCATCTGCAGCGCGCGCAGCTCCTCGATCTTCGCCAAGTCCTCCGCCCTGGCGCCGGACAACCCGAGCGCCTTGGCATAGTCGTTGGCCGACTTCACCTGCTGCCGATACGTGCGCTCGATGTTCAACGCCTGCTGCTGGTAGCCCGACAGGTCCGCCGTCATCACCTGCGTGGCAATGTCCGCCATCAGGTTGCCGTAGGACTTCGCCGTGCCCGCCAGCCGGTTGTACGCCGCGGTCAGGCTTTCATCCGCCGCCTGCATCTTCTCCACGTAGTCCGTGAGCGCGGAGAGCCCCACCCCCGTCCAAAGGTCCAATCCGCTCCGGGCATCCACTGCCGCGGTGACGAAGAAGTTGGCGCCCTCCTCCAGCAGCTCCGCCGACTTGCGCCAGTCCTCGGCGATCTTGCTGGCCTGTCCGTCGATCTTCCCGACCGCGGCGATGGCCTGCTCCGCCGCGAGGCGCTTCTGGAAGGTCTCGGCGTCCTCGTCGTAGCTCTTCCCCAGGACCGTCGAGCGCGAGCCGGTGACGTTGCCCTTCCGGTCATACGTCTGGGAGAACGAGCCACCGACCAGCGCCGCGGCTTCCTGCCGCAACGTCACGCCCAGCTGCTTGGCGTACGCCGCCAACACCTCGTGCATGCCGGCGGCGGCGTCGCGGGCCTCCTGCCCGGGGTCAACGTCGATGGTCCGGCGCTTCTTGCCACCGAACAACGCCTTCTGCCGGCTCTGCTCGGCGGTGGCCGAGGCGAACCCGCCGGCCTCGCTCACGTCGATGGTCTGCTGGCTGCTGTCGGTCTTGTACTTCGTCCCGAAAACCTTGCCGCCGCTGATCTTGTCTACGACGGCCAGGGCCGCCAGCGCCCAGCCCACCACCGGCACCCACGACGCCGCGCCGATGGCACCCATCGCGCCGGTGGCGCCGGCCGCCGCACCTGCGCCAATGCCGCCGATGCCTGCACCCGCCCCGACTGCACCCAGCCCGCCGGCAATGGCACCGCCTACGCCGAGCCCCAGGGCGCCGTAGGACGCGCCGGCAAGGATGCTGGACATGCCCCCACTGCCGCGCTGGGTGAGGCCGTAGTACGCGCCCAGCAGGCCCAGGCCGGCACCCGCATAGGGGAGTCCTCCGGCGAACTCACCGGTCAGCAGCGACTTGCCGAACAACCCCATGCCGGGCGGCATGCCGAAGCCCGAGCCGCCACCGCCCACCGCCCCGGCCGCGCCGCCGAAGCCGTACATCTGGCCCTGGAACCCACCGAAGCCGGCCACGTTGTTGCCGAAACCGCCGATGGAGCCGGCCGCGGCGCCGATGGTGGAACCGAGGCCAAGCCCGCCGATGCCAGCACGCTGCGCGCCCTGCAGGATGCCCCCGGCAATGGTCGAGCCCAGCCCGGCGTAGCCGGTGCCGGCACCCGCGAAGCCCTGCCCCGAGAGCATCCCCTGGAGAGCCTTCTGGATCGGGTTCACGAACTGCTGCTGCAGCGCCGTGCGCCCCACGTCCCACCATCCCCGCTTGAACACGTCCTTCAACTCGGAGAAGAAGTCCTTCGCGTTCTTGATCTGCCCGGCGAACACATCGGCGAAGGTGTCGGCGACGCCACCCGCCGCGTCCACTGCGACCTGCTGCCAGTCCTCGGCCGCGCGCGCCGCCTCTTCCATCTCCATCGACACGCCGGCCAGTGCTCGAGCACGCGCGATCAATAGGGCGATTTCGTCCTCGCTGAACCTGGCGCCGGCCTCCATCGCGCGATTGATCTCCTCGCGCATGTCGGACTCGTTCATCAGCTGCCGGCGATACAACTCGCGCGCCGGCCCGGCGATACCCAGAAGCTGGACCTCCTGCTCCATGGTTGCGAGCAGCCCGGCCGGGGCACGCTGGGCCTGCTCCGCTGCCGCGGCGACCTTCGCGTAATCCTTCGCGCTCTGCGCCATCAGCACGCCCGCGTCGGCCTGCAGGATGTTCCCCTTGCCAATGGCCTCGTTGAGTTCGGCCATGCGCTGGGTGTGCTTAGCCATCGCCTCTGCCAGCGGCCCGGACATCGTGCCGGCGGCGATCGCCGCTTCTGCGGCATACCGCTTGATCTGCTCCTGCTGCTTCTTCCATTCCGCCTGCGCAGCCTTGAGCCGTCGCTCCTCCTCAGGCGACAACACCTTCGGTAACGGCCTGCTGCCGTCCTTGAATATCGAATCCGGGAGCGGTTGGCCATTATCGATCACCCTGACGCCCGCGGCGCGTTCCATCAGATCGACGTAGCGCATCTGCGCTTCCACTGCCGCCAATCGATCGCGCTTGTCCCGCAGAAGCTGCGCCTTTTGTTCCTTGGAAAGCCCGAAAGAAGGAGTGATTCCCGCCTCATCGTTCGCGATGCCTTCCTGGAGCCGCATCTGCTCTTCCAACAATCCCTGATACGACTTCTTATCAATTGGCTTTCTGGCCTGAGACAAAATTCCCCATAGCCCTCCAACCATCGCCGTCGCCTCTGCTGCGAACTTCGCGATGTTCACCAATCCCTCACCGAAGCTCGCAAGCCCGTCCTTCGTTGACGGGTCGCCAAGCAAATCAGTCAACCCGTTCACGGCAGCGGTGAGTCCCTTAATCCCCTCCCCTCCCGAGTCGCCCGTCATGACATCGTTAAGCTGGTTCTTCAATCCAACCAGCGCACCACCGAAAGTGTCCCGCGCGGCCTGTGCGGCGCCGTCGTAGGACTCAGCCATCACGTCGAGGACGATCTTTTGCGATTCTGCCAAGCGCCCGGTTTCCTCCAGACGCTTCATCACTCGTTTCTGGGATTCCTCGAACTTGAAGCCCTGCTTCGTGAGTGCAGTGACGCCTTCCGACGGCTTTTCCAGAGCCTTTCCGATGGTCTCAGCCGACTGCTCAATGTTCTCGCCAAGGCGAACAGATTGGTCGATCGCCATCTGCAGTGCGCGCGGAAACTGTTCACCAACGATGCTGGAATAAGAAAGCAACCTCGTCTGGGCATTGGTGATCTCACCGGCACTATGCGTCGTCGTCTTTGCCAGAATGTCGGCCATTCTGTTCAGCTGCATGCTGTTGAACCCCGCAGCCTCACCCGTCGATCTGAGCACTGCTTCAAGCTGCGCTTGCTCCTTTTGCGCATCGATGGTGTTGCGGATAAATGTGGCAAATACCGCGCCTGCGGATAGCCCAACTGCAAGACCACCAAAGCTACCCATTACGCTGGATGCCATGCGACTCACCCGCGCTTCGATCTGCTTCATCGCCTTATCGGCTTCGCGCGCGGCTTTCCCCATATCAGATTGAAAGCTCCCGGTTTTCGCAAGCAGATCGACGGTTAGCGTGTAAAGGCTCATGTGATGACCCACATAGAAAAAGCCCCGCAATGCGGGGCTTTGTTTGAACTTCAGCATCTACCTACTTCGTAGTGCTGCCATTACTGCCTTGTGTTGTGCTCTCGCCTGAGCAATGCGTGCAAGAACCCCAGCCATCAGGCCCAGACCCACAAATCCCACACCCATGGTCGCCTGCGTTAGGCCGAATAGGCCGATAAGCCCGCAGATCAATGATCCAACCACGAGGAGTACAGCCCACGTGGAACCGCCGTTAGGTGGTGGCGCTGCTCCATACACTTCCTTCTTGAACTCCTTTACCTCTTCGAGCATGTCCCCCTCCTCTCCGTTGGTGGGACGATGGTGCCACCTACGCGGGCACTTCCTCAAACTCCAGGTAGCCAGCGAAGTACCGGCCGCTCACGTTCTCCACGCTCCAGGTGTTCGACGCGGCGCCGTAGATCGCCGACCGCGCGGCCAGCGAAGGATCGATGGGGCCGCCCTTTGTCCAGCTGTACTCCGGCACGATGCAGCCCCGCCCGCGACCCTGCAGCATCAGCACCACCGCATCCCAATCCGTGCCGCCCAAGCCGGCGCCGTGCGCCACGTCGGTGGGCCGTGCCGACAGGTTGCCGGTGAAGCGGCGGTAACGCGGCCCTTCCACGGTGTTGAGCTGCGCGCCCTTCGTGCGCGTGTGGACGCTGGTGTCGATGGTGGCCACCGCCCAGCCGTCGGCGATGCCCACGTCCACGGCGCGCAGGACTGCGATCTCGCCCACTTCCACGGTCGCCGCGGTAGTGTCGATCCCCACCGACACAGACGACACCGACGCGGTGCCGGTCGGGAACAGCCAGGCGCACACCGATCCATCGGGAAGACGCACGGTCGTGCCGCTGGCGCCGGCCGCCGAGATCGGCACACCCGGCGGCAGGGACAGGCCCAGCAAGGCGACGATGCGCGGCGCGATGGTGCCGGCAAAGGTGATGTTGATCGACAGCGCGCCGGTCCTGGCGATGCGCGCCCGCCGGGCCGGCTTGCCGTCGAACAGCGCGGCGCCGGCGTCGGCGGTCAGCCATGCACCCCCAACCAGCGCCACCGACTGCACAGCCGGCATTCCGTATCCGATCAGCATTTCAGCCCCACACGTTGAGCACCACGTCCCCCGTGGCCGGGTTGCGCTCTACGCTGCGCACGAGCACGTTCTTGCCGGCCGCCAGGCCGTACCGCGGATAGGTGATGCGCCCCACCTGCCCCGGCTGTGGCGCCAGCGTCTGGTCGCCGCGGATCGTCAGCACGTAGAAGTGCCGCATCACCGCGTACAGCCCCACGATCCGGTCGGCCTCGGCCTGCGCATCCGCCTGCCGCCAGAACAGCGAGACGAACGGCGCGGCCACGTCCGCATGCCGGTAGTGCGGATGCAGTGGGCCAGCCGCGTACACCTGCCCCCGGAACAGCGCCGTCAGCTCGTCGCGGCGAGCCTGCGGCACGTCCACCACGTCGGTGACGAGATCGCCCGCGCCGAGCGCCTGGGCGTTCGGGCGGTAGGCGAACCGGCGGGTCAGGTTCGGCGCATCGTCCGGCAGCGCGATCAGATCCTCGGCCAGGAAGTCGGCGATGACCTCGAACGCCGGCACCGCCACCGACTCAGGCGCAACCACCCGGGCCACGCGCAGCACGCCATCCGGCGCCTGGTACATGCCGGCGCCATAGCTCGGCAGGATCGCTCCCAGCGCCGCACGCGCGGTCACGGCGTCGCGGGAGTAGTACCCCACCCCGCCATAGCCCGTCGCCGCGTCGATGCTGCTGGCGTCGCCTGCGGCCCATGCTGCCTTGCCGAGTCGCCCGAACACATCGCCCAGCGCCTGCCGCAGCGTCGCCGGCTGCTGCCCGGCCCCGATGCTGGACACGTCGGCGACCACCGGGCCGACCGGCGGCGACTGCATCAACAGCTGCTGCCCGCCCGGCGCGAGCTGGAACGTGCCCGGCTCCATCAGGTCGCCGCGGTCCATCACCGCCGAAACGCTCACCGGGCCATCGGCCAGGAACAGCGCCGAGCCATCCGAGTTGGCGCCCAGCGCCGGCACGCTCGCCACAGCGCCGATCACCACCGGCTGCGCACTCCAGGCCAGGCCGGGGATGTTCGGCAGGAACACCGCGCGCGTGATCGGGTCGTCCAGGTCCGCGTGCGCGTCCAGCAGGGCCAGCCGCTTGTCGCCGTCGCCGGCGATCTCCACGCGATCGATCACGAACCGGCCCACCGCCACGGTGTCGGCGAGCATGCCGCCCGCCGGCCCCTGCCGGATGGAGACCGGCTGCCCGGCGCCGCCGGACAGCGCGAGGTCATCCAGCAGCCCGTCAGCGTCGTGGACGAGGCAGTCAGCCACGGTCGCCTGCGTCGCGCTGCCGCCCCAGACCCAGAAGTCGAGCGCCGACATGATGGTCACGCCCTCGGCCAGCAAGCCCTCGTACCGGGCGTTGGCCGGGGTGTCTCCCGGCGCGGTCAGGAAGTCCGCATCGGCGATGCCCGGCGCCGAGGTGGACACACGGCGCAACGGCCAGCCCGCCGCCGCGGCCGGCCCGCTGGCGACCCACTGCCCGGCGTTGACCGCCAGCACCAGGCCGCCCGCCTTGCTCGCGCCCAGCGACGCGGCGAAGTACAGCGGGCCGGCGAGCGCCGCCGAGCCGGTGTGCACCAGCGCGCCATTGCGGTAGAGCCGCACCGTGTTGGGCGAGCCGATGACCACCTCCACGCCCACCATGTCGCCCTTGAGGACCAGCGGCAGGCCGGATGCCACCGTGGCGCCGCCCACCCGCAACGTGCCGGCGCCCAGGTTCCAGCCGATGCCGCCGGCCGAGCCCAGCACGGCCGACAGCGACGCGCCGGCGTTGACCACGCCCACAACTGCCTGCAGGGCATCGTCACCCCATACGGCGAACTCCACGCCGACGGTGCCGGCGTCCTGGGGAATGTCCGACCGCGCGGTGCGGTTGATGTCGGCCGCCGCCGTGGTGGCCAGGGTCAGGCCGCTATCGCGCGCGGACAGCGCCGGGCCGATGGGAACGGCGGCGAACCGCCCGAAGGTCTCGCTCATAGGGAATCGAACCATGCCTGCGCGTCGTCCTCGTCCAGGACGGGCACCAGCGCGTTGAGGTAGTCGTCCAGCTGGCGTTTCGTGCCGGCGGGGCTGTGTGCGGCGACGGTGTAGGCCACAAGCGCGGCGGGCTTCTGGTGCAGGCTCACCGGGTCAATGGGGTTCCGCTTGTGGAACTCCCACATCTCCAGGAACTGGCGCCGCGACATCGTGGCGCGCAGCTCGTGGACGGGCCGGCGGTACGTCACGGACAGGACGCACCAGAACCACTCCTCGCCCTTGCGGCTTAGGCGTTTCCCGCCTGCTCCGCCGCCGCGGCCGCCTTCTCACCGAAGCCGGCGTGTTTCAGCGCCACGTCCTGGAACTTGGCCGCAACCGGCGGTTTCAGGCGCGCGGCGTCCTCCACGGTCATGATGGCCTTGCCATCGGCATCGCAGATGGTGGCCGCGATCAGTTTGGCGCGGTCGCCGTCGGCCCACAGCTTGCGGAACTCCGCGTCGGGCAGCTCGCGCACGCAGAACTCGGCGGTCACGCCGGGGCTCAGTTCGATGGTGTCCGGGCGCACGTCCGGCGAAGCGAACATGCCCAGATCCTGGAACGTGTGCAGGAGGGACTTGGCGATGTCGGTCGCCGCCGGGGTGGTGGTGTCGTTGGTCTTGCTCATGGCCGTTTCCTTGTACTAGCGGCAGACCGTGCGGGCCGCGCACGGCGAACACGCGGAGGTTCCGCACGGTCTGCCAAAGAGAAGGCCCGCCGAGGCGGGCCAGGTGCATGCCGTTGGGGTCGGTTACGGGCCGACCGGCGGGCGGTGCGTGGTGACGGCGCCGGAGCCGCGGATGGTGATGGTGGCCTTCCACACATCGTTGTCCTGGCTGGTGACGGCGAAGTTCTGCACGAAGCCGTCGAACTGCTTGGACAGGACCGTGGTGGGCGGGGTGATGACGCCACCGACAGCATCCGGCTTTGCCACGCCCGCCGTCTCGGACAGCGGCGCGGTGACCAGCCAGTTCACGACGGCGCCGGTGCTGTGCAGTTCTTCCAGCTTCTCGTGGTCCACCGAGTCGTAGATGATCTCGATGCTGGTGCTGCCGGTCTGCTTACGGCCGGCGACGAACTGATCCCAATCGTCGTCGAAATCGGAGATGTCGATCTCCGACGCCTTACCATCGGGGAAGCCGACCGAGCGCAGGCGGGTCACCTTGATGACCTCGGCCGCGGCGACGGCGACGAACAGCTGGGAGTGCTTGGACTTGATGACCTGTCCCATAGGGATTTCCTTGTGTTGTGCCCGTCGCCGGGCATGAAAAAAGCCCCTTGCGGGGCCGATGGGTTGCCGTTGTTGATGGGCTATCGCAGCTGCAGCAGGCGCGCGTCGAACGAGATGCCGTAGGCGCCCGTCTCGTCGTCGTCCGGCGGCGGGTTATAGGACTCGATGCTCCCACGCCGCTCGATCTCGTCGCGGATCGCCACGGCGGCCGCGTTGGCTTCCGACAACGTGGCGCCCCAGACGGTGAGCCGCACCCGCCAGCCATCTGCCGGCGGCGGGTCGGACAGCTGGGCCGACGGCGCGCCGTGGACCGTCGCCCAGGTGGCATAGGGCATGGGCGTGTCGGCGGGCGCGGTGCCCGGAAACGCCCGCACCGGATCGCCTAGCTGCGCGCGCACGGCGGGCGATTCCTGCAGGATGCTTTGGATCAGGGGAACCATCATCGCCAGCCGGTCTCCTTGGTGTACTTGTCGATGGCCTTGCGGGTAGCGTCGATCACGACTTGCGCCGCTTCCGGACCCTTCGCCTCGCCGGCCGGCGTCAGGAATGGCTCGGCAGCCATCTTCTTGGTTCCGAACTCCTTGAAGCGCCAGTAGTACACGTCGCTTGCCGGGCGGTAGCTCTTGCCGACGCGGCGCATCCGCTGGTTGCGCTTGGTGTTGGCGTACTTCCGCCGCTGGCCGAGCATCACGCCGACGGTGTAGTACTCCCCGCCGTCACCCACTCCCGCCTTGCGCCGGTTCTTGGCGTTCGCACGGCGGGTGACGATCTGGCGCGCCATCGCGCCGGATGCCTTTGGCGCCCTGCGCCGCGCTTCGTCGCGGATCAGGTTGCCGCCGGCGCGCATGCCGGCCTGCAGCGGCTTGCCCTGGACAGCCTTCGGCAGGCCGCGCAGCGATCTCAGCAGGCCATCCAGCCCCTTGATCTCGATGCGTTCAGCCATCGGACACCCCGGAATCCACCATCAGCGTGATGTGGCGGCGCGCTGTGGCATCCGGCAGAACGGCCCGGATGGCGTAGACCGCCCCATCGAACAGCACCCTCATCGTGGGCAGCACGCCCGGCAGATAGGGGATCTCCATGCGCGCATCCACCTGCCCATGCTCCGCCTGCGCGGCGATGAACTCGCGGCCGGACAGCGGCACCACCTCCGCCGGCACGTCTGGGCGCCAGTCGACCCACTGCTTGGCATCGCCGCCGAGCGGATCACGGACGGTCTGGCACCCCTGCAGCGTGATGCGGTGGCGATACTTGCCGGCGCGCCTCATGGGCGAAACCTCCGATAGGGGAACGTCAGCCGATCCACGGCCGGATTCTCGGAGAGCCGCTCGGTGGCGGCCTCGCGGTTGGCGTACAGGTCAGCAGCCAGGAGCAGCACGGCCGCCTTGAGTGCCGCCGGCGCCGGCCCTGGCTTCGTGGTGATGCGGATCGGGTAGTCGTCCGGTCCGCTCACGACCTCCGCCGGCTCGATGGGCAGCTCCGTGCGGTCAGTGCCCACCGGCGTCCAGTCGTAGGTGGCCGTCGCCAGCGCGTAGCCGGTTTGCTGCTCCACGACCTCACGCGCCGCCGTGATGAACCCGCGGATCAGCAGGTCGTCGGCGTCGTGCAAGACGACCATATGCCGCTTGGCTTCCTGGAGGGATACCGGCTCGCCATCCTCCGTGGCGGCCGTGACGAGCCGGAGCGCCATCAGTCCCTCCCGGCCAGGGCCGCCGGATGGGTATCGATCAGGCCGCCGAGCCGCAGCTGTTCCGCATGCGCGGCCGGCACCTGCACCACCTGTCCGACCTTGCCCAGGTGGTTGTCGCTCAGTACCAGGGCCGGGACGGTTTCGCCCGGCTCGGCCGGCGGCGGGGCATCGTCGCCGTCGCCTTCGGGCGGTGCGCCTGCGTCGCCCTCGCTGTCGGCGGGCGCCGGCGCACCATCGCCGGCAGCCTGCAGGTCGGCCGGCTCCGGCTCCGGCGCGGGCGGCTCGGCCGGCGTGTTGCCCGCGGTTGCGGCGGGAGCCTCGGCCGCAGGCGCCGGCCCATCTTCCACCTTGTCGGCGGCGGCGGGCGGGGTCTTGCTGCTGTTCTTTGCCATGTCGTGCTCCATGGCGGCGCCCCATTCCCGGGACGCCGCGTGGTTGATGGACGGGGACGGTTACGCCGCGGCGCCGTGCTGGAAGGTCTTTACCGCGCCGCCGATATCGAGCAGGTTGCCGCCGGTACGCATCCACGCCAGGAAGCCGATCTGGCCCTTCTTCACGTAGGCCGAGTCGCTGAACCGGAACATCGTCACCGCCATCACGTCGCGAATCTTGTAGTAGCTGAAATCGCCGAACGCGATGGACTTGGCACCGGCCGCCGGCGAGGCTACATGCTGGTTGATCTGGATGTCGCGGTTCAGCAGGCGATCCGGCGCACCGCCCGGGTTGCCCTGCTCGTAGCCGGGGACGAAGATCGGGCGGCCCTGGTCGTCCTTCACCTTGCGCACCAGCTTGAGCATGTTGTCGTGGAACATCCACTTCGCCTGTGCGCGGTATGCCGGGTCGACGCTGTGCTCCAGGTCCACCAGGTCGTCATAGAGGATGACCGGCAGCGCCGAGACACCGCCGATCTTGCCGACGCTCGCGGCATTGATGACGCCCATCGGCTGGCCGGTGCCGCTGCCGGCCGTGTAGTGGCGGTTGGTGATGCGGCCCAGACGCGACTGCAGGCGGCGCTCGATGAAACCGGAGATGTCCGCGGTGCTGTCCTGCAGCAGCTCCCACGGCACGGTGATGACCTTGGAGCTGTACTTGTAGACGGGCAGCCCCTTGGTGCCGAAGGATGCATCTTCGTCGGTCGCCGACTGGTTCTCGGCCACGATCTCGCCCTCTTCCGAGGTGCCGTCGCTGGTCGGGTACTGCATCGGCTCGCCGCCGGCGGTGCTGAACACGTCCGCCACCTGGCGCATACCGCCATACGCTTTGAGCGCGTCCAGGATCTGCTTGGCCAGCGTGGTGGGCACGGTGTAGCCGCCCTGCTCGGGATTGAGCGCCGGGTTGCCGGACATGGCGGCGTTGACCTGCTTCCAGTCCTCGGCCGACAGCGCGCTATCGCCGCCGCGCGCCCAGCGGTCGAACAGGCGCATTTCGTTGGACGGCTTCTTGCCGCCGGCGTCGTCGTCGCCCTGCTCGCGGGCGCCGCGCTCGCGCATGGCATTGTCCGCGGTCAGGTCCATCACCTTCTGGTGACGCTCGATGGCCGCATCGATGCGCTCGATCTCGGCCACGTTGTCGTCGTACTTCTTCTGGTCCTCGGCGGTCCAGGTGTTGCCGTTGCCGGTGCTGGTGTCCAGCAGGTTGCGGGTGTCCTTCGCCAGCTGGGTGCGGCGCTCCCGCTCGGCCTGGATGTTGAAACGCATAGGTGTCGATCCTCTTGGCAATAAAAAACCGCCTTTCGGCGGTCGGGGGTGTGGCAAGCGGGAGCCGCTTACGCTGGGGCGCGCTCCAGAAGCGCCAAGCGGCGCGACAGGGCACTTTGGTGGGCGGTGATGTCCTCGCCATCATCCGCGCTGTTCTCGGGCCGCAGGAGCGCGGCCGGCGTGTTGCTGTAGGCCGACAAGTCCCACTTGTTGCCGGCCTTCTTCTTGCTCACGACCTCCACCACGCGGTCGGCGAAGCCGTGCTCCTTCGCCTCGTCGGCGGTGAACCACGTTTCCTCGTCCATCCACTGGACGATCTGGGCCTCGTCCTTGCCCGTGCGCTGGGTGTAGTCGCCAGCCAGGCCGGTGTCGATCTTCCCCAGCAGGTCGGCGGTCTTGCTCATGTCCGCCTTGTTGCCGATGGCGATGGTCCAGGCGTTGTGGATCATGAAGCCGGCGCCCTGGGTGATCTCCACCTCGTCGCAGGCCATGCAGATGCCGGTCGCGGCGGAGGCGGCCAGACCATCGACATGGGCAATGACCGTCGCCCGGTGCTGGGAGATGGCGGTCATCATCGAGCGCGCGGCGAACACGTCACCACCCGGCGAGTCGATGCGCAGGTGGATCACGTCGGCATCGATGCCGGCCATGGCTTGGGCGAACATCGTTTCATCAATGTCACCCCACCATCCGCCGATGACGCCGTGCAGGTAGATGGTGGCCTCCTTGCCGTCCGACTCGGCGCGGACGGGCTTGGACTTGCCGGCGTTATTCTTCGCCAGCTGGAGCAGCTTCGGGATCGGCATCTGAATTTCCTTCGTTGTCGTCGGGCGGCTTCTTGGCCGGCGCCGGGTCTTTCGGTCGGTACAACTCGTCGCCGCCAGCAATGGGCGGCAGGTTCTTGAGGCGGCGCACCTCGTTGACGGTCATCCAGCCCTGAGCGCCGGGTCCGCCGAGCGCCTTGCCGAAGTACTCCGCCTGAGCCTTGGAGTCGCCGGCCAGCAAGCTATCGACGTTGTGCTCCGTGAAATAGCGAACGGTCCGAAAGAGCTTTCGGTTCAGCTCGTCCTTGATCCGGCGCAGGTGCGGGCCAAGGGTGTGCTTCACGAAGCCGATGCCCATCTGCTCGATGCCAGTTCCCCAACTCGTCGCCTTGCTGGTCTCGCCGATCATGTGCGGCGGCACACCGAACGCGCGCGCGATGTCGATCACCTGCCACTGCCGGGATTCCAGCAGCTGCTGGTCCACCGCCGACATCGTGAGTTCCTTGATGTCGAGCCCTTCGGTCAGGATCAGCGGAATTCGCCGGTTGCCCTGCATGCCGCCGTACTTCTTCACCCATGCGGCGCGAAAGTCGTCCTGCGCGCCCTGCCCCATCTCCTTCGGGGTGGTAATCGCTACCTCTGGCTTGCCACCCTCGGCGAAGAACTTGCCGGCGTGCTCGTCGCCTTGGATGGCGATGCCGATGCCGTTGCGCGCGCCCCACTGGATGACCGACATCCCGTGCGTGCCGTTGAAGCCGAAGCCCGGGAAGTGCAGCACGTCGTCCTGATCGACCGTGAAGTACCCATCGTCGTCGTGGAACGTGTACTGCAGGCGCCGCGGATCGCGGGGGCTCGACTTCGGCTGCTCCAGGATCATCACCCGATCCCGCGGCCACGGAATGAACCCCGTGGCGTTGCCCGAGCGGTTGCGGGTGATGTAGGCGATGCCATCGCCCCGGAGCAACATCTGCGCGACCAGGAACTCCCAAGCGGCACCCGCCGGCCACGCCGCGGAGAACTGCTCGTTGAGCAGCCACCAGTAGTCGTGGTCGGCGCGGATGCGCACCTCGCCGGTACGCTCGAACACCGGTAGCGGCAACTGCGCGATGGCGCCGGCGATCAGGGTCACGCAGCCAAAAACCGCCGACACCCGCATGGACGTGGCCGGGCTCACCACCGCGCCGGAGGCGGTGGTGGGATTGCCGAAAATCTCGAACATGCGCAGGCTGGAGGACGAAACAGTCTCCCCCTCCACCACGTTTCCAATGGTCGGCTCGATCCGGTCCCGTGGGTCAGGGCGCCGGCTGTTGTCGAATAGTCCAAGCATCATTCCATCACCACGAAGCCCTGTTGGATTTGCGTTGGCTCCTGCACCTGCAGCGCGCGAGCCATCGCCATGATTAGCGCCACGGCGCCGTCGATCTTGTTCTCGTCCCGCTCCTTGCGTGGATAGACGTTTTCTTTTGCATCGACACGCGCCACGACATTTCCGACCATCCAGGTCATCGCCGCGTTGCCGTCGTGCCAGAGCCGGCGCGCCAGCGTCATCGCCTCCACCTCTTTCATCGGCTCGGAGAGGTTCCGCACGGACTGCGCCATCTCCACCACCGGCAAGCCCTCCTGCCCCAGACGGGTCATCAGGTAGGTGGCCTGCGCCGGGTCATAGGCGATGTCGCGCACATCGACGCCGCGGGCGGCCAGCTCCTTCAACTCTTCCTCGATGAAGCCGTAGTCCGTCATGTTCCCCGGCGTGGAGACCATCAGCCCGTCCAGGACGAAAAGCTGGTACTGCTCGTTCTCCTCGACGGCCGATTCCGGGACGTAGAAGCGGGGGATCGCGTAGTAGCTGCCGTCGCGCTCGAACAGCAGGACGACCGCCGCAACGTCGATCTTCGATGCCAGGTCAACACCGATCCAGCACGGGCAGCCGGCGAAGTCGTCAATCTCGAAGGACCGCTTCTGCCGCTGCCAGGCCAGCATGTTCATCCACGCCAGCCGCGCGCCCACCCAATCGTTCAGGTGCTTCGTCCGGAACGCCGACTGCTTGCGCGCCGACCGCTTGGCCTGGGCCAGCTGTGCCAGCAGGAACGGCTCGAACACGGACACGCCGTAGTTCGGGTTGGCCTTCCGCAGGCTCTCCGGATCGTCCCAGCGGTCGCCCTCGTCAATGCCGTAGATGACCCCGAACACGGTTTCGTCCTGGACCTCGCCCTCCAGGATGCGGATCACATCGCGCCGCTTCTCGTAGCAAGGCCCGGCCAGGTTGGTGCCGGCCGTGGTGATGATGCACAACAGCGGTTGCTCGCGTGCACCCATACCCGTCTGCATGGCATCGACCATGTGGTCGGTGTCGTGCTCGTGGTATTCGTCCACCAGCGCGGCGTGCGGGCTGGAACCGTCGCCGGGCTTGCCGATCATCGGCTCGAACTTCGACATGTCCTCCATGACGAACATGGGGCCGGGGTTCTTGGGGTTCCCCGACTGATCGATGCCGAAGCGCGCGCGCAGTGCCGGCAGCTTCTGCACCATCTGCCACGCCGGCCGGTAGACCTCGAACGCCTGCTTCTCGCTGGTCGCGCCCGAGTAGACCTCGGCGCCGGCCTCGCCATCTGCCGCGAACAGGTACAGACCGCGCGCGGCCAGGCGCAACGACTTCCCGTTCTTGCGCGGCACCTCTTCGTAGGCTTCCCGGAACCGGCGCAGGCCGGAGCCCTTGTAGACCCAGCCGAACAGGTTGCACTCGATGAAGTGCTGCCAAGGCTGGAACACCAGCTTCTGGCGCTGCGCCGCCCACTTGCCCTTGGTGTGCGGCATCATCTCCATGAAGCGCACCGCGCGGTCAGCCTTGGCGGCGTCGTACTTGTAGGGCCAATCCGGCCCGCGGCGCTTGAGATCGTCAAGGAACCGCTGGCAGGCCAGCCGCGCGTACTTGCCGGCCGCGATCTTGCCGGCCACGACGCCGCGCGCGTAGCTCTTGGCAGATTCGGTCGGCGTCATGCGCTAGAACTCGTCGAAAGGATTGCCCTCCGGGGGCTTCTCGGTTCCCAGCTTCTGCCGGTCGGCCGGCGTCAGTCCCAGCCGCGCCAGGCAGCCGATCAGGTGGGAGTACTTCGCCGCGACAAACTCGCCGCGGCTGGCGCGAAACTCGGCAAGCAGCGAGGACGCCACTTCCATGATGAATCGGTCGGCGCTGGTCAGTACGCCCGGCAGGGCGCATTTCTCCAGCTCTTGCCACACCTCGGACACTTCGTCCGGCAAGTGACCAGGAGGTTTGCCCAACGGCTTCCCCGTCTTGGGCGGCTCCTTCTTGTAGCGCTGAGGGTCTTTCTTGGTCGCGCCTTTCAGCTCGGCCAACTCCCTCGGCTGTCGATGGCGAGCCATCTGACCTCCCGTACCTGAAATTCAAATTCTGCGGACGCGCGAAGAAAGGGGGGCGCGCGTATCGGGCCGAGACCACCCTGGACTTTTGCCCTCCCCCTCCCCATTCCGTTCATCCTTCTGTGGATAACTCGGGTCCGCGGCGTCACGCCCGAACCCGCCGTTCTCCCTCGCCGTCTTGGCGCTGTGGCAGCTGTGGCACAGCGACTGCAGGTTGTCGTCGGCGTTGTTGGCCGAGTCCCCATCGATGTGGTCCACGTCGGTTGCTGCCCGCATCCTGCCGGCCTTGGCGCACTCCCTGCACAACGGCTCGCGGGAGAGCTGCACCTCCCTTATCCGGCGCCATGCCGTCGAGTTGGTGGGCAGCGCGCGCCGCGCCTGCCTGCGCCTCACCTGCTTGGCCGGTTCCTTGTAGGGGCGCCAGCCCGGGGCGCGGTGCTGGGGTGGTCGCATCGGCATCAGTACGGGTTCCCGTCCAGGTCTACGCGCTGCGGCTCCTGCTCGTCCTCCACCGGGTGACCGGTCTCCTCGCCGAGCAGCTGGGCCACCGACTGCACCAGCAGGCCCACATGGGTTGCCAGCCCGCCCACCTGCTTGGCCTGCTCCTCGATAGCGGTCACCAGCCTCTCGATCCGCGCACCGGCGCAGGATCGGGACTGTTCGGCCAGTTCAGCCACCGACGCGGCACGGGCTGCGGCTTCCGCATCGATGCGGCCCTGCAGCTCTCGGGTGATCGCCAGCAGCTCAAGCGAGGTCGGCACCTTCACCGGATGCCCCATCTCGTTGTCCATCACATCCTCCCGCGCCCGCGGCGCTTAACTCGCACGACCAGGCCGCGCCGTATCCACCACTCAACCCGCTGCCAGTCCGGCTCCATGCCCGTCACGCGGGCGAACCACACCACCGCGAGCAGGTACCAGCGCACCCACCAGCGCCAGCCGATGGATGCCGTGACCGTCTTGGACATCAGAACTCCTCCACCGCCCAGCCGCCGCCGTCCTTCTTCGGGCGCACGCGCACCGCGATGAACCGGAACGGGTACTGATCGGCCGCGATCTTGATCTTCGCCCTGGCATCGTCCTGCCAGAACCCTTTCACCTCGTGCAGCTCCATCACGCCGTCCGCGGCCAGGACTGCGAAGTCCGGGGTATAGAACGTGTTGTCGGCGAGCCGCAGCTTGATGCCCTCGAACCGGAACCAGAGGATTTCCCCGGCGTGCTGCAGCGCGCGCAGGTGCTCGGCATACGCCGCCTCGGTCTGGTTCATCTTGCCGGCCTTGAGCCGGCCGAGAGCGAGGTGCCCACCTCCGGCCTTGCGCTTCACAGGTCGGGAACCTCGATGGCACAGCCAGCGGCTACGACCGCGCGCCGGGTGTCGATCAGCTCCCGTTGGAGCCAGCCGATCCACGCGTCTGCCCGGTCGCCTCCTGCAACAAGATGCGTCGCGCCTGCCCACCGAAGTTCGGCGGCAGCATCTTGTCCTCGGGCAATGCCCGCAGCTCCACCGGCGCCGGCTCCGGGCGAACCACAGGCCCACTCCGGCCGCAGCTGCACAGAACCGCGGCGCAGAGCAACAGCAAGATCACGTTCGGCACGGTTCGCATCGTTGAGGGCCTTCTGGTAGCGGGTGTCGTTCTCGTGCCGGCTCTGGGCCAGCTTCTCGGATGCAGCGCGCGCCTTGGCGGCCACGGCGGCGGTGCCGGCGGCCAGCTGCTGCAGGGTCGCGGCGTGCTTGGCGTTCTCGGCCGCGCGGGCCTGGACCTCGGCCTGGTACTCACCGCGCCAGTGCGAGCCGCCCCAGCGGTAGCCGAAGGCCAGCACCAGCAGGGCCAGCAGCAAGCCGGCCGCCCAGCGGCTCAGGTCTGCATAGGGGCGCAGGGGATCAATCGACAAGTTCATGCCGTCACCGTTGAATGAATAGGGGCGCCCTCCTTGCGGTACGCTGCGCGTGCTACCAGCACAGCCCGCAAGGAGGGCGATATGGCTAAAGTGGACATGGGAAGGGCAACCCGCATCCTCCGCATGCTTGAGGAAGCGAATCCCAGATACGTCGATCTGGAAGCTGCACTCAAAGACGAGCTTCCATCTGCAAAGACCGAGGTGTACTACCTTCGGGACCACAACCTTCTAACGGTCGAAATCTATGAGACTTTCGACGGCGATATCTTGGGCGGGGCGAAGATCACTTCAGCGGGCCTAGACTTTCTCTCTGAGGATGGTGGGCTCACTGCTCAACTTGGCGTTGTCACCATCAAGCTTCAGCAGGATCAGCTCCAGCAGCTGATTGAGGTGCATGTCCTTCGATCGGACCTGCCGCAGACTCAAAAGCAGCGATTGATTGAGCAGCTTCGAGAGCTGCCCGCCGAGACCACAAAACACCTTGCCATGAAACTCGTGGATGCCGGCCTGAGTAATTGGCAAATTGCACTCCCACTGCTTCAAAAACTAATGGCTGGTCTTTAATTCGTCTCATAACTACCGATGTTTCCGCAGTTAGAGCGATATGGAACTCATCAACGTTGATTTCCCCTCTCGGGTCGTCGATGTAGATTCCCCGCCCCGTAAACGCTGCACTGCTAATGCGAACACGTGGTACTCCATCAACACTGACCATGTCCAATCTCCGCGCCATCATGGGCTTTGCTCGGCCACGCACTTGGCATGGCGCTCCTGTTGTCGGGTCCAGACGCCTTTGCAGCCCTTCGGCCCCCCGTTCTGGGGGAGCGAGCAGTCCCGGCCGCCCTGCCTCTTCCAGGCCAGCAGCGCATCGCATGCCGCGCGGTAGTGGAACGCCTGGCCGGCGGGCGTCTTGGCCTCCACCGTCGCCAGCAGATGCCGGCGCATGCTCGACTGCCGCCAGTTCCCGATCCCGTACTGGCCGATGAAGTCGACGTACAGGTCGAACTCGCCCTGGGTCAGGGACACGCCGGGGATGGACGCCTTGAAGCGCGCCTCCTCCTCGCGGTGGAGGTTCCGGGCCAGCTCGGCAGCGCGCGCGCGGGTAATGGGCGCATCGGTCAGCCGCACCGGGCGGCCGTCCTCATACCGGGTGGAGCCGTGGCCGATGGTCGGCACGTCGCCTTTCGTCGGGATGTAGGGCTTGTGCACCACCTGCCCGTCATCGCGAACGGCCGTGGGGCCGTCGCCCTCCTTCACCACCCAGCCCGCGAAAGCCGCGACACTCAGGGTCAGCCCCACCGCCAGCATGCGAACCGGGCCCGCCTTGGACTCATTCGCTGCGGCCATTGCGGTAGCTCTCCATCCGGGCGGCATGTTCGGCAGCCTCGCGCCGGTCACTTTCGGCATCGCGCGCCGCCTCGCGCCGGTCCTTGCGCCGGGTGTAGTACCACTGGATGAACAGGCCCACGGCCATGCCGGCGATACCGGAGAAGGCAGCCAGATCGCTCGCGGACAGGCCGCCCACGAATGCCGTGCTGCCACCGACGATGGTCGATACCTTGCCCACGGTGATGAGCGTTGCGTCTGCATGCTCTTGCACGGTCTTGTCCCTGTAGTTCGCCCGGTTCGGCATGTGGTCCTCCCGGAATTTGAAGCCTGCCGCGCCACCGGGATGGAGAGGCCCGGTCGGTACGGCGCAACAGGCGGAAAAGGTGCCCGTGACCGCAGCCCGGCAGGCTCTGCGAATGGGTCCGGTGAGAGTGGACGGGCGTAGAGGGTCCGATCACCACCGCTGGCTAGGCGGGTCCGGCCATGGCGGTAGCCGGTGCACTGCCGCTTAGGTAGCAGCGCGACGCCAGCCCCAATCGCCTCACAGCGAGCGGATGGGTTTTCGGCGCGGTGGTGATCGGAATGAAAAGAAGAAGCCCGGCTGGTGCCGGGCTTTCGTCGCGTGATGGTAGGAATGTAGGGCGGAAATCGCGCGGCTGTCACCCGCGCACTACGCGGCCGATTGCTGGAGCGCGTGACAGAACCTGTTCGCTGCGCACTGCTCCGCCTCAAGCATCTGGGTCAGCAGCCAATCCACCACTTCGGCCCATCCCTCCCGGTACGTCGAATCGCCGACGCCGAGGGCGGTGGCGCGCTCGCGGTTGCTCAAGCGTTCGCCCTTCATGTAGCCGATTGCCACCGTAGCGATCTCCGGCATCCGCTCTTCCAAGCGCTCGGGCCACAGCCGGTCGCGGGCAATGGCCACCCGCGCCTTGAGGATCTCCAGGTGTCGCACCGTGCGCTCCTCCCGGTCGCGGTTGAACCGAGCCATGCATTCGGCAATGCCCCAGGTCGCGCGCGCATCGGCGTAGTCCTTCGACCGCCGGTTCCGCTCCTCCAGCGCCATGCGCGTGATGCCCTCCAGCACCCGCAGGATGTCGCCACGGCTCGGGTCGGGACCGTGCAGCAGCTCCAGCAGGTCTCGGCCAATGCCAGCCGGCACCATGCCCAGCGCCCCGGCGATGTCGATATTGCTCAGTTCGACCACGCCACCGCCGGCCGCGCCGTCCAGCCTGGCAACTGTGGGGTTCAGCCGCGCCAGCAGCTCGCGCACGTTGTTCATGCCGCTCTCCTTTGTTCGATCACGTAGGTCTGTTGCTCGATCAGCTCGTCGTCCGAGCCGTAGGTCTCGTGGAACACGCGCGAGCCGTCAAGCAGGCTCGGGCCGTAGATCGCCCGCATCCACGCGAAGGTGTTCCCCTCCAGCGGGTGGCGTCGGTGATGCCAGGCGCACAGCGCATACCCGAACATGTGCCCGCGGCGGACGTTGCCGCTCTTCGCGTGGTTGTAGTCGCAGCCGATCACCACCAGCTCTGGCGCCAGCAGGTCGGCGGTGACTAGCGCCAAGCACGCCATGCAGGGGCCCTCCTTCGCCGACACCATGCGCTCAGCCTCTGCCGCAGTGGGCGCGCCGGTCGAATGAGCCATTGCCATCAGGTACCGCCCTCACCGTCGAATCCAAGCTCCCGGGCAGCGCGCGCCATGGCCGCGGCCGCGGATTCGCGGTTCGACACCACCGGGGCCGTGGGCGGCACGTGCGGGAGAGCCGGCACAGCAGCCGGCAGCGCGCCGCCGGCCGAGACGTGGCGCAATGCCTGGTCGTATGCCGCGGAGATCATGCGCGCCTGCTGGTAGCCGTCAGCGGTGTTGAACGCGTGCAGGTCAATCATCGAACGCACCAGCACCGAGAACGGGCTGCGATCCTGGCCGGGCCGCATCTCCTGCTCCACCTGGGCCAAGGACGGCAGGCCCAGACACAGCGCGCGGAACTTCGCCGGGTTCGGTGGCCACTCCAGCCCTGCCCTCAGGCACGCAGCCATCCCATCGGCGACCTGCCGCGGGAGCAGCCCCTTCAACGCGACCAGCCACGTCTCACCGGCGATGGTCAGAGGGCCGTGCGGATGGGCCGGCGCCTTGCCGTTGTCCCGCCCCCACTTCCCGGGGAACATCGCATCCATGCGCTCCCACAGGGTCCACAGCGCCTCGATGGCGCGCGGGCTCGCATCAGCCGACGACGGAGAACTCTCCGTCGATGACGCTGCCGGCCGGCTCTGCTCGTCCACCTGGGCCTGCGCGGCCAGCGCGGTTACCACCGTGGCGGCGCTCGTACTCGGCCCGGAGCTGGGAGACTCCGGCGGCAGAACCTTGTGCAGCTGTTCCATGGGCATGGCCTCCTGATTTCGGGATTACGGGGAGCGACAGGCCGGCGGCCATTGCGTCGCGGAGCGATTGGTTCATGTCCCCGCCGGCGTCGGCGATGGACCGGAGCATGGGCAGGATCTGCATCCAGCCCTGCACCGACAGCGTTCGGTTGATGACCCGGCGATGGCGGACGAACTGCGCCATGACCTCGCGGTCGAGCCCGGCGGGGAGCTGGCCCAGCGGCGCCAGCTCCCGGTCGATGTCCGACTCGGCCAGCCGGCCCGTCACACACGCTCGCGGTGTGGGTTGCTCTTGGTTGCTTTTGGTTGCTTTTGGTTCGGGTGCAATAGCTGTTGCACCCTTAAGTGCCCCGTTTTGCACCCTTAACGACGCCGTTTTGCACCCTTTAGCCCCCGAATCTGCACCCTTACCGCCCTCGTTTAAGGGTGCAAAATTTGCACCCTTACGCTCAGCGCGGCTCGCGCGCCCTGCATTCAGGTCGCCTTTCTCGGCATCGCTTTTTAAGGGTGCAATTTCTGCACCCTTAATCCATTCGGGGTTGATGCGGTACTCGCGGGGGCGCCCGGCGTAGCCCTGCCCGGCCAGTCGTCCACCCGTCCCGGCATTCACCAGAACGAGCCACCCGGCCGCCTGCATGGCCCGGAGCTGGTACTGGACCGTGCGCTCGGACTGCCGCGTCTTGGCTGCCAGCAGCGCCACCGAGGGGAAGATGTGGGTGCCGTCGTCGTGGGCGTGATCGGCCAGGGCCAGCGCAAGGAGCATTTCGCCGCCGCCTGCGTGGTAGCGGTCGAACACCATGCCGGTCATTCGCGCGCTCACGTCAGTTCCCCTCCGCTTCCGCCAACTTGGCGAAGCGCAAGTTCTTGTTGATGCGGTCCTCCAGCGAGCGCACGCGCGCCCGCTTCACTGCCAGCATCTGCCCTGCCGGCACGCGATCCTGCAGCAGCTCGTCCAGCTCCTTCTGCAACTCGGCCGCAGCCTTGCGCAGGTATTCCGACCGCTTGCCGATCCACTGCGCCGCCGGCTTCCCGGAAGCGCGCGCACGACGGTCAAGTTCGGCGCGCAACTGCTGATCCGAGTAGCGGGCAAGGCCCACCGCCCGCGGCTTTGGCCTCGCGTCATGACTCATCGCTGGTCTCCCAGCAGGGCCACGAACCGCCGCTCGACCGTCACCGCAGCGATGATCACGTCCTGACATGCGTTCACGATCTTCCGGGCATGCGGGCGGTCGCGCTCATCGATGACGCCATCCGAGATGGCCGGCGTCAGTGCGGTCACCAGCTGGCCGAAGTCCGCCATCAGGCTGCCGATCCCGGCCGTGTCCGCATCGGGCGCGATGTGCGCCAGCCGGACCGGCAGCATGCCCCGCCGCGCGGCCAGGTCGCGTTCGCAGTCGCTGCGATACGGCTCCGGCAGGCTCAGCACCCAGGCGTCCTCAAGGTCGGCCGGCAGCGTCTTCACCGTGCCATCCATGTAGCGCCGCAGCGCCTGGCCGTTGGCCTTAAGCGCGTCGGCCAGGTCGTCGCCCTCGCCCAGCCGGAACGGCACGGCCTTCTTGTCCCGCATGTGCGGCGCCACCAGCGCGAAGTAGTTCTCCGCCACCTGCATGGCGAAGCTGTTGGCGTTCGTCGCGGTCTCGTTGAGCAGGCGATGCGTGTAGGCGTAGATCACCTGCGAGCGCGGAGGCAGAAACTGCCTCCCCAGCTTCATGCCATCGGCAGCTGCGCCCGGCAGACTGCATCCCATGGACGGAATCGAATTCATGTCAGGCGGTCTCCACCGGCACGATGCGGGCGACGTCGGGGTCTTCGGGCTCCTGCGGCGCTGGGGCGGCGGACGCCTGGGCGCCGAGAAGGCGCAGCACTTCGGGCACGGCCGGCAGCGTGCGCTCTTCCTCCCAGCCTTCCACCTGCTCAGCAGGCAGCTGCAGCACCTTCGCCAGCTGCTTGTCGGTGGACAGGCCAAGCCGGGCGCGCAGCGCGCGCTTCGACATGCGGAGATCGATGTCTACGGCAGACGAATCTGCATGTGGCGGCACCACCTCGACCGGCGGGCGCGCACAGCGCGCGGAATGCAGCCGAAGTAGCGCCAACGCGCTCGCGGCCCGCGGTGATTGCGACCGGCCGGACGCGAGGTCCCCCACCGTTGACCCTGCCGAACCGATGGCCTCGCCGATCTGGGCGTACGTCATGCCCCCCGACTGAAGCTCCCCAATGATGTCTGCCCAGGATTTATCCATGCCCCGCACGTTACGGTATTCCGTAGTTGCAAGTCAACGGCATTCCGTTACGGATTTCCGTTCAAATGTGAACATGAACAACATCGGCGCCAGGATTAGGAGCGAACGCGAGGCGCAGAAGGTGTCCCGCGCAGAGCTGGCGAGGTTCGCCGGCATCGCTGCCACCACGCTCTCTGATCTAGAGCTGGGCCTTTCCAAATCCACCACCGCGCTTCACAAGATCGCCGCACGGCTGGGCGTTCGGCCAGAGTGGATCGAGACCGGTAAGGGCCCGAAGGAGGCGGTTCAGCGTGGCTCCGACACCGATTCGGACTACACCGACGTCGTCGGCTATTCACAGGCGGTCGGGCTCGGAGCCGCTGGAGCGGAGGCGGTCGAGTACGCCGAGACGCATAGTCTCAAGTTCAAGAAGACCAGCCTGCGCCGCCGCGGCATCCTCAATCGACCGCTCGCCGTCTACTACGGCAGAGGCGACAGCATGGAGCCGACGATCAAGGACGGCGACGCCATCCTCTTTGACACAAGCGATACCCGCGTGGTGGATGGCGTGCTGTACGTAATCCAGGTGGATGGCGCGGCTAATCCCGAGTACTACGTGAAACGAGCCATGGTGCTGGACGCGGGCATCTATTTTGCCAGCGACAACCCGAGCGGCGACCACAGCTGGAAGAAGCCGAAAGCGATGGATTCGAAGAAGCACCCGATCACAGTCATTGGCCGTGTCCACTGGATCGGCGGCTGGGCGGACTGATAGGGCCCACAGGGGGGAGATAATGACTGAATCGGGGAGATTATTCCCCTTGGTCATTCGGCGCACGGAGCCAGCAGGATATTGCACAGCCGCTTGCAAGAGCATTGGGGTCGGCGATGATGGCCTGACCTACATCCTGAAGCGTGTGGCCGATGCACATCCGCTGATCCCGGTGAGCGAATGGGTTTGTACCAAACTGGCAGAGCACGTTGGCCTAGCAGTCAGTCCATGCCACATCGCCACCCTTCCCGGAGGAGAGAGAGCATTTGCTAGCCGTGAAGAAGGCGGGCTGATGGACACGGATGCAGCCATGCATCTGCTAGAACAGCCCGAGGCACTGCGACCACACTTGCCTGCTCTCGCCCGCTGGTATGCCTTCGATGTGTTCACCTATAACGTGGATCGGCATATCGCCAACTTTCTGTTCAGGCAGGGTCGCATGGGCATGGCACTCATGGGCATTGACTTCAGCCAAGCCCTTCTGACCGAAGGTTGGCCAACCGTTGGCATCCCGTTGCCAACATGCAATACAAGCCATGCGCGACGGACATTTGAGGCGGTCTTGCCATATCCTTCAGCCGAAGCAGCGGCGTTGGCCAACCGGCTTGCCGGCGTCTCAGATGAATGGCTGGCGGACACACTCTCACCAGTGCCGGAGCAATGGCTGGATGCTAGAGTTCGCACGTCGCTGATCCGTTGGTGGGGCAGCGCCAGGCATAAACGCCTCTCCCTTCTGCACAAGCACTTCGCCAGTGGACGCTATCTACGCATACTCGCTAATCCGCGCCGTTCCTGATCGCCGCCGAGGCGAGTGGGCCAACGTGGGAGTGTGCGTCTATTTGCCTGATCGGCTGGACATACGCCTGCATGCCAATCCCAGCAAGCTGCGCGCGCTAAATCCAGCGCAAGCAATGGACTTCCATGAGACGCTTCCGCGCTTATGGGAGCGGCTTACTGCTCACGCAGACTCCGCCGAGGCCCGCCAATCTCTACTTGCAAAAATGCCTCAGGTACACGCCTCTCCACTGGCAGCGTTCGTGTGCGCTCCACAGGACTACGAGGCGGAACTGGCGGCACTTATGACCGATCTTGTCATCCCCCCGGCTCTTCCTCCCCGCCCTCAAGCGGAGCCGCGCCTCATCACCACTCTTAAACGCCACTTCACCACCGCAAACTTGTTGGGGCGCGAGCCGGAAGACATTAATCGCCACCGCGTGGTGGCAAGATTCCCTATCGATGCGCCCGCCAATCTCTACGCAGACTTTGCGCTCAAGAATGGAAAACTTCGAGTAACGGAGACGCTGGATTTCCGAGTCAAGAACCTGGCCGAACGCCGCGGGGAGAAGTTCAAGCAAGCCGCGGTCAAGGCCATCACACTGGATACAGCAGGCCGCATCCAGCAGTGTGTGCCATCAGTCGTCTATGCCGTAGGTAAGAGCGAACAACATCGTGAGTTGATACAGCCGTCACTCAATCTCTTGGGGAACTATGCCGAACGGCTATATGACATCAACAACAGTCAGGATATGGCCTCTTACATGGAGATGATGCAGGCCGCTGCTAACGTATCCTGATGACTCTACCCAGCCCGTCTCGCACAACCCCGCTTCGGCGGGGTTTTTTTCTTTGTTCCACCTAGGCCCTTAACGCGTTCATCCGTAGACCGCGGCCCGGTACGGAATTCCGTTGACATACAGCAACGGTATTCCGTAGTCTGTCCTTGTCGCCCCACGACCAGCCCATCCCGGGCCGGGGCACGGAGTTCAGGACATGTCGCCCGACACGTGGCAGTTGCTTACCCTCGGCGCAGTTGGCCTCACGGCCGCCACCAATGCGGTCATTGCTGCTCTGATTTGGCAGCAAGGTGCAGTGTGCGAAATCCGCATCCAGCAGCCGTCAGCGCCGCTGACGCCGAATCCGAGCCTTCACGACGAGGCCGCAAGCTGTACTTGCACTGCAATGGGTGGCACCGCATTGCCGGATGTCAGCGACCAGGCTCGGCTCGCCCGCAATTGTCACCTGCGCGCGGGGCTCGAGGCGCAGTGGAAGCCGGTGTCGACGGAGGTAGTCGTCGGGAATGATGACGCGTTTCGACCCCAAACTCCCACCCAGGAACGCGACCTCCGTGATGCTCACGGCCATGTATCCGAGGTTGGTCACTTCAACACCAGTCGTCCATGTATCCATCCCAGGGATGTACATGCTCATGAAGCGCACGCGCAGTCTTACGGTGTCACGCCGAACCATCCAATAGGCGTTAAACACACCGAGCGTGGCACCGATTACAGCGATGCCCAAAGTGATCGATTGGGTCCAGTCCATACAGGCGAGCATAGCCGACGGAATGGCACCGCATGATCCGCCCCCTCCTCGCCACTGTGGCCATCGCCCTGGCCGGCTGCGCCGCGCCCGTCCACCCTGAGCCTGTCTCGTCCGCCGTGCTGGCCGTGGACGGCGAAGTCGCCATCCCGGCCGACCTGATCGTTACTAGCCCGCGGATCTGCGCTGCGCTCGCGGTCTACGACCTGGCCCAGCACGACGACTGGGGCCTGCGCGCCACCATCGCCCACACCGCCTTGAACGGCTTCCGGGCTGCTGATCGCGTGCCGAACTGCGCCGCCGGCGTCGGCGCCGCGCTGACGCAGGATTTCGAGCCGCGCCGCTGGCAAGCCGCGCTCGATGCAGTCGACGCCGTGACCAGCGGCTCCTACTCCGTTTCCCCCGACGCATGCACCCGGGCAACTGCGGTTGCCCCCCTGTCCTCCGTGGTGAACGCCGAAACCCCGTCGGCGGCCCGGGTGCATTGCGTCATCTACGACCTCGCGTTCGTCAGCGCCGCGCCCTGACGCGGCCCAGGAGAAGCCCATGCAACGCATGATCAGCCACCCCGAACCGATCGCGCCCTGCAGCAAGGGCCACGCCGCCCGCCACATCCATGACCTCCGCCGCGCCTCCGCCGGCGGCGGACATGGCATCGAGTGCGCCTGCAGCCACACCGCGCGGCACCCCGAGTACGAACGCGCCCTGGCGGAATTGGAGCAGATGCACCAGCAGCCGGCCGCGCGCCGCGCGCCCAGGACGCCGCGCCGGGTTTTCCCAGCCATGCCCCAACTCCAGCTGTCGCTCTGAGGTGGCCATGTCCGACGACGCCCAATCCGCCCTGCTCCTGGATGCCATCTCCAAGAAGCCGATGACCGCCATGGAGATCCTGACCGAGCTCGGCATCGCCCGCGCCAGCGCGCGCGTCTACGACCTGCGCCGGGATGGCTATGTCATCCACTCCACGGCGGTCGTGGTCCGCAACCGCCGCGGCAAGCCCTGCCGCGTTGCGCGCTACAGCGCGCCGACGGCACAGAAGCTCCTCATCCCCGATCTGCCGGGACGCGCCCGGTACACCCATCGCCCTGGCAAGAAGGACGCCAACGCATGAACGCACACAACGAGCAGCACGATTCGGCATCGCCAGTAGTCAAGCAAAACTTGACTACTCAGCCCGCCGCAGCGCAGGAGGCGGTGGCGAAGGTCGGTTCCGACCATTTCCGCAGCATCGTGGACTGGCTAGGCCCGATCCCGCCGCCGAACACGCTTCTGTACGCTGCCCCCATCACCGCAGCGCCGGCCGACCTGATCGAACGCTGCAGGGAGATTCTCGCGTGGCAGAGGACCGGAGTTCTCCCGGGCGACGCGCTGCGCGCATACGCCAACGCCCGGTGGCCCGATGAGCATGACCCTCTGCAGATCGCGGAAAAGGAGGCCGCGCGTGAGGCGTTCCGAATCCTTGCTAGGGCTGCCGCGGCCAGCACTCTCGCAGCGCCGGGAATCGACCTGACTGCGCTGGCCGACAGGATCACCGATCACCTGTGCGAGCATGAGTACGACATTGGGGGCCGCGACGAGCTGCTGCGGCATGTGCGCGAAGCCATCGACGCCAGCCCCAAGGGCGGTGCGCATCCCGATGACCTGGCTGTCGATGCGTTCGCCGCGGCGATGAAGGCGAAGCTCGCAGATGCGCGCGCCAAGGGCCGCGGCGGCTGGAATGGCGACGAACCTGGCATGCACCAGCGGCTGTCCGACTTGCTGCGCGCGCATGTCGAGAAGGGCGACCCACGCGACGTGGCGAACTTCTGCATGTTCCTGCACCAGCGCGGTGAAGGGATCAGCGCGCCCGCGCCCATTCCGCGCCCGATGGATACCGCGCCGCGCGACGGCACGCTGGTCCGGCTCCTGGTGCAGTTCGAGGAACATCTCATTGAGGACACCGATGAGCCGGCGTGGACCATCGGCGCGTGCAATGACGACCTCGTGCCTGACGATGAAAGGACCGGTTGGCAGATCGCCGGCTGGTGCTGGGAGCACGACCACTTCACCGAGGGCAAGGGCACCCCGGTTGGCTGGCTGCCGATGCTGGACAGCCCCAAGGACGGCAGCGACACGGCCCGCCTGGACTCGGGAATGATCCGTCTCTCGCACCGCGACGAGTTCGGCGAAGACGGTTACATCCTCCACACGGGGGTGAACCTGCGCGCTGCCATCGACGCTGCCATGCAGGCGCAGGCCGGCGATGCGGAGGTGCAGCCGTGAGCTGGCGCGATTACGACTCCGAAATCAACTGCAACCGATGTGGCGTGCTTCTCGGAATGTGGGCATACGGAGGCCCGTTCCACGGGTCTATGCGGTGCGTTGACTGCGCCAACACGCCTGACGACGACGACGAATCCCAGCAGGCCAACAGCCACGGCGCGGGGGTGTCGAATGGCTGACGGTTCCCGCTCCTTCAACTTCCCGCTGCCGCAGCGCTCCCGCCTGCGCCCTGGCGAGATCGTGGTGGACCTGTTCGCCGGTGGCGGCGGCGCTTCCGAGGGACTGAAGCAGGCTCTTGGTATCGACCCCGCGCTTGCGTACAACCACGACGAGCTGGCGATCGGCATGCACGCTGCGAACCACCCGCTGACGATTCACCACCGGGAAGACATCTGGCATGCGGACCCGCGCGTGGACGTAGCCGGTCGCGCTGTCGGCTGGTTTCATGCCTCGCCGGATTGCACGCACTTCAGCCAAGCCAAGGGCGGACAACCGCGCAGCCGCAAGACGCGCGCGCTGTCCTGGGTCGTGCTGAAGTGGGTGGGGCAGCTGCTGCGCGCCGACCGCCTGCACGGAACCAGCACGGCTCCGCGGATCATCAGCATGGAGAACGTGTGGCAGATCCTGACCTGGGGGCCGCTGGTAGCGAAGCGCTGCAAATCCACTGGACGCGTACTGAAGATGGACGGCACCGTGGCGGGCACCGGGGAGAGGGTACCGGTTGAGAACCAGCAGTTGGTGCCGGATAAGCGGCGCAGTGGGCGCACCTGGCGGCAGTTCGTCGGCGCCCTCAGGACGCTGGGCTATGCGGTGGAGTGGCGCAAGCTGGTAGCCAGCGACTACGGCGCCGGCACCTCGCGCGAGCGCCTGTTCCTGCTGGCACGGCGCGACGGTGAGCCGATCCGTTGGCCGGAGCCGACCCACGGGAGCGCGCCGGGCCAGAAGCCGCGCGTCACTGCCGCGGACTGCCTGGACTTCTCCATTCCATGCCCTTCGATCTTCACCCGCGCCCGGCCGTTGGCGGATGCCACCATGCGCCGCATCGCCAAGGGAATCATGCGGCACGTCATCAACGCAGCCGATCCGTTCATCGTGCCCGTGACTCACCATGGTGGCGACCGCGTGCACGACGTGCGTGAGCCGATGCGCACGATCACTGCAGCGAACCGCGGGGAACTGATGTTGGCCGAGCCGGCCTTGGCGCCGTTCCTCACCGAGCATGCGAACGCCAGCAATCAGCGCACGATGGCTGCTGACGACCCGCTGCGCACCGTTTGCGCCGGCGTGAAGGGAGGCCACTTCTCGATGGTCTCCCCTATCCTGGCAGGCGTCGGCGGCCGGGCCGGACAGTCTGAGCCACGCTCCGGCAGCGAACCCCTCTACACCATGACGACGAAGGCCGACGCGGCGCTGGTAGCGCCCGTGATGGTCCAGGCGGCACATGGCGAAGGCCGCCCCGGCGGAGCGCAGCGTTGGGGACACGGCAGCAAAGATGCCCGTAACCCGGTCGGAACGGTCACGGCCAGCGGCAGCGGCGGACATTCGCTGGCCGCTGCCAGCCTGGTCACTCTGCGCAATAACATGGCCGGCGCCGATCCTCAGGAGCCGCTGGCGACGATTGCGGCGCAGGGCGGTCATCACGGCGTAGCCACCGCATTCCTTGAACAGGCCAATGGCGGCTTCTACCAGGGCGACGGCAACGACGCGCGCGACCCTGTCAGCACCATCACCGCCAGCGGCAGCCAGCAACGGTTGGTGAGTGCCGACCTGACCCAGCTGTCGCCCGAACAGGAAGCCGGCGCCCTTCGCGTCGCCGCTTTCTTGGTGAAGTACTACGGCACTGGCGCGAACGTGCCGACGTTACGCGATCCCTTGGACACCGTAACCACGAGGGACCGCCTGGCGCTGGTAACCGTCCATATTCATGGCACGCCCTATGTCATCGTGGACATCGGACTGCGGATGCTGAAACCGCACGAGTTGTACCGTGCGCAGGGCTTCCCGATGGGATACATCATCGACCGCACTGCCAACGGCACGCCTCTCACGACTTCCGCCGCTGTGCGCATGGTTGGAAACAGCGTCAGCCCCCCGCCTATGGCAGCGCTGGCCAGGGCGAACTTGGACCCGGTGCATGCATCGGCAAGGCTGGCGGCATGAGCGCGATAAAGCAGTTGGCGCCATCCATAGGTGCGCAGCCGGTGCGAAAGCGAACCGGTAGGCCGCCGGTCCTGATCAACTGCGGGCGCTACGGCCGGCTTTCTGTCCCGCAGATCGCCGTGGTCGCCGGGGTTACGGACGCCGCTATCCGTGCCCGCCTCCGCTACGGCTGGAAGGGCGCGCAGCTTTGCCAAGCTGTCGGCGCGCGGCCGAATGCGAAGCGCGGGGAGATCCGTGTGCCGACCATGCTGATTGCGGTGCAGCTGGCCCAGCGATTCCGGGACCGGGCGCCGAGCGTGGCGGAGATCCGCAAGTTCAGGCCGATGAGCCTCTCCGCGGCGAGCCGCTGGCGCCAGGTCATCCGGGCCGCTCTCGAAGCGAATGGGCAGCGAGGCGCCGGCGATGACTGACTTCAAGATCAGTCCGGCCATGGTGAAGGCGCTGCGCCGGCTTGCTCACGGGCAGAAGGGCCTGGACGAGGAGACCTACCGGGCGCATGTCCGGGCGGTCGGGTGCGAAAGCACCTTGGACCTCAGCCGGCCACAGCACGCGGCGCTGCTGCAGCGCCTGGTCGCCCTACCCGACAGCCCGAAGGTGCGCGGCAATGCTCGGCGCGCCTGAGCAGCTCGACATCTTCGGCTATCGCGCTCGGCGCCTTGCCGAAATCAATCGCGTCGCCGCCGATGCAGCGCGCGTCGCCTACAACTTCCCGCCCTCCGTTCGAGAGGAGCGAGTTCAGCACTACCTCGCCGAAGCGGTGCGCTACGACGCCTTGGCGAACCAAGCATCAGGATCGATCGAGCCATGA